GTATAAAATTATAAAGGAGTACTTCCCCGACGCTATTGCAAACTACTATATTAAAACTAAGAATACGAAGAGGTGGTTAGATGTTGCGGTTCCATCTCGTCTTATAGATTTTGAATACGACGGTAAGGTGCATCTAATGAAGAGCGTGCAAGAAAATGATAAAAAACGCACCATTGAGCTTGAAGAGATTGGTTGGAAAGTTATACGCTTTAATAGAGAAAACTTTGATACACTGCGCGCAGTACTTGAAAACCTTAAAGTTATTTAAAAGTAATTTCTTGCAACAATTATTAAAGCATCTAATATGAATTTTATAAAACGAAAGGAGGTGAAATAACAATGATCGATTACACAAATAAGAATCTCCGTCCAAAGACGTTTTTCGTCAAGATGGAGCGTAACCGTGACGGTAGTTTTACCGTTAAGCGCGCTAAGGTCCTCGAGAAGACCAATCAGTTCGAGCGCAGCACACGTCAGGTTGATGCACGCGACTTCACTCGCGCCATCCGCACAAACGATATTACCGTTGCTTAATTCGGTATAACAATGAGAAGACCGGCTGTTACTACTTAGCAGCCGGTCTTTTTTTGTCAACTATTTTATTGCCTTTCTTTTTTAAATTTCCTATTATTATCACTAATGAATGCTGCAGAAATTAACGCTAGATTTAAGAAAAGTATCTCAAACGATCCTTCCGTTCTTACTTGTATTGTAACAGGAAAGACGAGACCTACTAACAGTGCATATTTGGAAGAGAAATCAAAGAAACTCGGTTCAAAAGAAGAGTTTATTAACCATTATATATGTCGTGAGGCATTAACAATGCTTAAACAAGGGAGAACAGTGTATGATGTTCGATCTGCACTCGGTGTCTCTACAGCTATCCTACCTCCGGATGAGAAAAAACTTCTCCGTGCCTTAAAAATAAACGGAAAATAAGCTTTTAATTCCTTTTGAATTCCCATATACTAATAGTATGAAAATTAACCTACAGAGTACGTCGTTTACAGCAGTCAAAGATGTTCAGATTCCTGACATTTACAATCGTCGCGTCAAGTCGGGTATTCCCGAGGTTGACGAAATGTTCGGAGGTGGAATGCTTCCGGGTTCAGTTACTACAATCTCATCAAAGGCAGGTGTTGGTAAGTCGACGATGGTTCTTCAGATTCTTAACGGTATAACAAAGAACGGTCATAGGGTTGGATTTGTATCGGCGGAGGAGTCTATTCATCAGGTTGCCTTTGCCTGTAAGCGTCTTGGTATTGAAGATGTTGGTATTTGTAACGAGTCTAATGCTAAGAAGATTATCGGGTTTATGAACGACGTTGACGTTATCGTCATTGATTCGTTCCATGCTGTCGATAAGAGCAATATGGAAGAGAAGGAGTTCATTGAGACTCTTATTAACCGTGCTAAGGAGACAGAGTGTGTTGTTCTTATTATCTGTCATCTTACTAAGGGTGGTGTTATTAAGGGTACAAACCTGTTGACGTACGCTGTTGATGTCAATGTTTTTGTTGAACTCTCAGAGGAAGAGCCTGGTCATCGTCGGATTTACTTCGCTAAGAATCGCTTCGGTCCTGGTATTGACTATACCTGTGCGTTTACTAGTCGTGGTTATGACTTTACTCCGGTTAAGATAACCGAGGGTGCTGGTAAGACTACTAAGTCTGATAAGAAGGAAGAAGCTCGTAAGCAAATTCTTAGTATGAACGGTAAGTTCTCAGTCTCTGACGTTTGTACAGCTCTTAAGGTTGATGCCTCCAGGGCTGGATGGCTTCTTCGGGAGCTTACGACTGAGGGCAAGCTTACTAAGAATGATCTCCGTGGCAATAAGTGCCGGTGGAGGGTAAATAAAGTCGAAGCAATCATAACCAAACACTAATATGGCAGGCAAAGGATCAAAATCACGCGTAAGCGACACAAAAAAATACAAGGAAAACTTTCCTAAGGCATCAGGCAAGGTTGAAGGCTTTGTAAAGATCAAGGGAAAGCTTGTAAAGAAATACTAATGACACCAGAAAAATTCCAAGCACGCAATCATGCTTTACGGTGTGATTTTGCTGACCTTGAGACCTATAAAAAGTCTTTTAGTCGTAAGTTTTGGAACTTTATGGACGATAAGTTTAGTATTCGTAGTGTATGGGATGTACTTCCATTCCGTTGGAAGCTACGATACTACGATAAGATTCGTCCAATCTTTGCTCCAGAAAATAATCGTATTCGTAAGGCAATTCCACGTACCTGGACAGACACATCTCACCTTATTGAGATTATAAATTTTGAGTTTATTAAGAGTTTTTATGAAACAGAATACCTTCATGGTCACACTGATTGGGAGGGTACAGGTGAGCACGCTGTAGCGTTCGCTAAATGGCTTGAATCTGCTTACAATTATATTACTATTGAACGACCACAGCTAGAAAAAGATATGGATAATGCCTATCCACCTCATCAACCACTCAAGGAAATGTTTGTACCGTGTGAGACAGATGATAAGGGTAAGGTTAAGATGTTTAAGATGACACCACGAGAAGAGTCATACGAAGAACTCTATGGAGAGGTTAATCGTCTTGAGCAACTTATTCAAGATAAAGATAGTGATATTCTAACACAACTTGTTAAATATCGTTACTTCTTTTGGTCATAAAATTTAATGGGTAGATACCGAAGCTGGACAAACGGGGAAGACTGTAAATCTTCTGGCTATTGCCTTCAGTGGTTCGAATCCACTTCTGCCCAGACTAAATAATATATGCTATGACTCTTATGGATCACAATCCACCACATAATACAGCACCTATAATAGATCGCAATACCATTAAATGGAGTGGGTATTTTTCAACGTCAGAGCAGGCAGATGAGCATTTAAAAGAACAGACTAAGCATCATGCAGAAAACGAAAATAAATTGGTCGTAAGTGCTAAGAAAGAGTTTGTAAACAGACATTTTAAAGGATATTTTCTTTATCGCTTTGTTGTAATATTAACAAATAAATGAACTTTAAAAAGATATTTGAATCATTATTAACCGAACACATGCACTCTAAACAGAAGGCAGGCTATGTGGCTCATCCTGTTGATGGTCATCGCTGTGATGTATGTACGATGTGGAGACCTCCAAATAAGTGTTCTGCCGTATTCGGTGTTATTAAACCTGATGGTTGGTGTAAGTGGTGGAAGAGAACACATAGAAAGGATAGAAAATAATGAAGGTATACCTCGACATGGATGGGTTACTTGCTAACCTTTTTGATACAGTTTCCATGGGAATGATTGGTAAGCATTATAAAGCACTAACGGAACCTGAAAAAGAACATACACGTCAAATTTGGACAGATAGAGAAGGTAAAGCTAAAGAGTTCTTTCAAAAACAGGGTGGAGTTAAGAAGTTTTTTGCCGATCTTCCTACTTTTGGCCCTCTAACTGACGCTATTATTAACACAGTTGTGAAAGAGGTAGGAGGTTATAGTATTTGCTCCTGTCCTGCTGGTATTGATGAACAGGCTTCAGAAGCTGGAAAGAGAATTTGGATTCATAAGCACCTTAACCCACTTCCTGATGAAATGTCCTTTGTTAGAGATAAAACTATTAACGCAATTAATAAAGAAACAGGTAAGCCCAATGTTCTTATTGATGATTTTCCAAAATATATTAAAGAATGGAAAGCAGCTGGTGGTATTCCAATAGAAATGCGTACAGATAGCTTGAATAGTCCAGAAGAAGTAAGAGCATTTCTCACTAAGAAACTTAATGCAGCTAAAGAACAAATTGATGGTGTACAACCTGAACCTAAAATACCAACGTTTGAGCAATACGTAAGAAAAGTGTTGCATTCTCTCTAAATGCATCCATAATTATTTGTATGGGTATGTTTGATATAATTTTTATAAAGAAAGCACTTCCTCTTAATAAAGAGCTTAAAGCTCTAAAAGATATTAAGTGGGAAGAATGTGACTTTCAGACTAAAGATCTTGAAAATTCTCTCTCTATCTACGAAG